TAAATGCACTTGTAGGTGCTTTTTTATCTCCAGTAATTGCACTTATATTACTAAATATGGTTTTATAATATCCCAATATTCCATTAATTGGTCTTATATCGTCTGTTATTGATTTTGGAATTGATAATATATCAAATTTCATATTACCGCCAGTAATTCCATTTTTATCAATCATATTGTGTTTAAAATACCAAGTTTCGTCACTTAAATTTATGTAACATAAATTTGCTAATTGTGAAAAATTATAAACAGAACCACTTGTTGAATTATAATTCATACCAACACACATTAATGTCCATTCATTAGCATTAATATTACCAGATGGAAATCCATAATCTTGCCAAAATAATTTAGTATTATCTGTTAAATTTTTACTTATTTGAAAATATCTAAAATTATCTAATGTCCCAACACCGACAGGTCCAGTTGCACCAGAATTACCATTTATAATAGCACCAGTTATTCCAGTTGCACCTTTTAATCCAATACTACCAATTGGTCCAATATGTCCAATTGCGCCAATATCGCCAGTATTTCCTGTATTCCCCAAAAATCCCTTATAACCATTATATCCAAAAGGTCCTTTTTTTCCACGAACTCCTCTTTTTCCTTTTAATTTAAGTTTTATTAATTTATTAAGATTCATTTTAATATATTAATTATACATATTAAAATTTATAAATTACTAATTAAGATATTGGTCTATTATCAGTTCCAATGCCAACTGGAATTGCTAATATATCAACTTTAAAAGTTCCTAGTGTATTTACAATACCGTCACATACACTATCAATCATTTTATATCCCAAGTACCATTTTAAATCATTTTTTTTATAACATATACTTGATAATTGAGAAAATGAATATGGAGAAGTATTACCATTAGTATAAAAATGAGCTCCAATACACATAAGAGTCCAATCGTGATTTATATTACCACCTCCAAAAGAAATCGGCCATTGAATTACTTTTTCATAAGTACCATTGTCTATTAAATCATTAATTTGAAATAATCTAAAATTTTCACAAGTAGTTCCAGTAGGACCAGTTGCGCCAGTAACCCCAGTTGCACCAGTAGCACCAGTTGCTCCAATTGCACCATTTTCACCAGTTGCTCCCGTAGCCCCAGTATATCCAGTTGGACCAGTAATTCCAGTTGCTCCTTTATCTCCTTTAATTCCGCGATATCCACGACTACCTCTATAACCTCTTGGTCCGATATCACCTTTTGTTACTTGAAATAGTGGTTCAATATCTCTTTCCATAATATTAGGATTAGGGTTTGATTTAATATTTTTTCTTTTAATTTTTTTTTTAAAATTTTTCTTTATATTTTTTTTGTTTTTTGCATTTATTATTTTTTCTTTAATACCAAAAATAGTTTTTATTTTAACATTATTAGGCATTATATTATATAATAAATTTTTATAATAAAAATATTTTTAATTAAATTTGAAAGAATTTTTAAAATTATAGTTTATCTTCAGTTAGTGTTATAGTCATAAATATATATTTAATAAATAAAAAAATTTTAGTTAAGATATAATTTGTTTTTATTAATATAATTATCATATGAAAAAATTATATTTTCTAATATATTTTTTTCATATTTTACATTATTATTTATCAATTCATTATTTATATCATTAAATATTTTTTCCAAAATACTACTTAATTTAGTTTTAATATTCCAATTTTTTGGCAGTAATTCGGGTATTACAAAAATATTACCGTTCATGTATTTATCATTTTTAATTTTAAAATTTTCCAAATAAACTACGGGAGGCATTAGTGGAAAATCTCTGAAAATAAAATTTATCTTAAAAATATTATTATCATCTTTAAATTTTAAATTAATATTTATTTGTAAATATGGATCTATTTTACTATCAATATTAAAATCACTAATATCATAGTTACTTAATTTTTTCCTTAACTTTTCCATATATTCAACTTCTTTAACTAATCTTTTATTATTAATTTTAAAAATATTTTTATTTGAAAAAGAAAATTCCTTTGGAAGTTCTTTAAGATAATAATCCTCAATTTCCTTAATATTGGAATAATTATTAAAGATGATAATATGTCGCAATAACAATTCTTTATCGTTAATAACTGTATATATATTTGGAGCTTTTTTATAAGTTTCAATTAAATTTTTAACTTGGCATACACCAACAATCATAACTCCCCCGTCGCCATTACTACCAAACTTAGTTGAATAATTTTTTGCAAATACTAAAGAATCTGATAAATATACTCCAGAACCATAAACAGCGCCGTTTGCCATTAATGATGTACCCGAATAATTTTTAATTCCATTTCTCAACATACCATACCAATTACTAGATGTCGAACCATGAAATAAGTAATATCTATCTATATTTTTAAAATCTTTTTCTATTTCGGGACTATAACTTATATCAAATTGAATATTAGACTCCTTTATAGACTTTGGATTTTCTTGTAAAAATATATTTTTAGTTTTTTGGAAATTTGATGAAATTAAATTTGTATTATTTGTTATGATTGTAAATTTTAAAAAGTAATAAAAATTTAATCCATATTCATTAACTATGTCATTATCTTTTTTTAGGGATGAAAAATAATAATGAAAATTTTCAAATAAATTTTTTGCAATATTTGAAAATTGTGATATTTCTAAAAAACTTAAGTTTGCAGGTTTGGGTTTATATATTAGATCTCTTTTACTACTATTAATGCATGACATAGCAGTATTAATCAATAATTCAAATACAAGTGGATCTTTTTTATATTTATTAATTAAATAATCATCATCATATAAATAACAATAATCATCTAAACATGTTTCTTCACAATAATCATTATATTTATCTACAATATTTATATTCTTTTTGCAAACTCGACAAATACTCATTTTTGTTAATATTTATTTTAATATTTAGTTAATAAAAATTTGATTTTTCAATATTTATTATCTGTACTAAATATTAAAATATAAAAGAACATGAAAAAGTGTAAATGTGGTGTAAAAACATGTAAAAATAAAAATTTGGATTTAGTTTCCAGATTTACTTGTAATTTATGTAATTCGATATATTGCCCAGATCATCGTCATTATGAAACCCATGATTGTTCTGTTTATAAATCTCAAAAAAATGAATCACAACTATTTTCTGGAGAATTTGAAAAATATCTGATTTTGCATAATATGAATAAAATTTTTGATGATGTTGCAAAAAATAAAGATATTAAAGTAAAATAGATTTAAAATTTAATTTATATAAATAAATATTAAACATAATAATGTCTAATATTTTAGATGAATACTTAGAATATCACGAAATATATATTAAAAAATATGGAAAAAAAACTCTCGTATTAATGCAAGTAGGATCATTTTACGAATGTTACGGTATTATAAAAAATAAAGATGATAATTGGAAAGGTCCGAATTTAAGTCAAATTTCAGAAATTTTAAATATTGTATGCACTCGCAAAGATAAAAGTGTTTCTGAAATTTCGGAAAAAAATCCATATATGTTGGGATTCCCGTTAGTTGCAACAAATAAATTTATTAATATTTTAATGGAAAATGGATACACAATCATTATTATTGATCAAGTTACACCACCGCCTAAACCAAAAAGAGAAGTAACAAATATTTACTCACCTGGAACTTATATTGAAGGACAACAAAAGCCAGATACAAATTATATTGTTTCTATTTATTTAGAAGAAGAAAGTCAAAAAAACACAAAATCACTATTATGCTCAGGAATGAGTGCTGTAGATTTAACTACAGGTAAAGTAATTATTAATGAAGTTCATTCTAATAGTCAAGATGATAAAATAGCTCTTGATGAAACAATCAGATTCATTGCTAGTCTTAATCCAAAAGAATTAATTATACATCATAAATCCAAAGATAAAAAAATTTATAATGAAGAATTTATTAAATCTTACTTAGAATTGGATAATAAATATTTTCATTATAAATCAAGTATTGATCCAAAATACTACAAAATATCTTATCAAAATGAATTTTTAAAAAAGATTTACAAAAATACTGGACAAATTAGTCCAATTGAATATTTGGATTTAGATAAATTTATTTATGCAACATTAAGTTTTATTTTATTATTGGACTTTTCATATGATCATAATGAAAAAATTATTTTTAATTTAGAAAAACCAGAATATTATTCTGATTCTAAACATCTAATATTAGGTAATAATGCTATTTTCCAATTAAATATTGTATCTTCAGATGTGTATGAATACAATAATAATAAATTTAAAAGCCTATTTGATGTAGTAAATAATACTTCTACACCAATGGGAAGAAGATTATTAAAAGACAGACTTTTATATCCATTAATTAATTCCGAAAATATTCAAAAAGATTACAATTTAACAGAAAAATTTATTGAAAACAATATTTACGTTGAATTAGAAAAGTATTTAAGAGAAATTACGGATTTAGAAAGACTTGAAAGAAAAATTTCTCTTTCAATGATACAGCCTTATGAACTATATGAATTTATAATGAGTCATAAAAATGCAATTACTATAATTGAATTTCTTGAAAAAGAGAATAAAGCTATTAAAAAAGATAAAATACTATTAAAAGATTTTATACCAAATAGTGAAATTATTAATAATATTAAAAATTTTATAAAGGAGTCAGAAAGAGTATTTTATCTTGAAGAACTTAAAAAACAAAATCTTTCTGAAATTAGTAATAATTTTTTTAATGATGGTATTTATAATGAAATTGATGAACTAATAGTTAAATTAGGAGTTTCAAATGATTTTATGAATAAATTATGTAAAGTTCTTTCAACATATATTGATGATAAAAAAAAGATTAAAAGTAAAGATGATAAAATTTCTATTAAGAAAAATGATAGAGACGGTCATTATCTCAATTTGACTAAATTAAGATGTGAACAACTAAATAAAAAATTACAAGATTTAAAAGAAATTAATGTAGAAGGATATAAACTCGATCCTAAAAAGTTAGTTTTTAAAGAACAAAATAATACAGTTAAAATATTTTTTCCTGATTTAGAAAAAAAATCTGATGAAATTGAGGAAACTAAAAATAAAATTAATAAGATTGTTAGAACAAAATTTACAGAAACATTAAAAGATTTTCATAATAAATTTAATAATAGTTTTAGAAAAATGAGTAATTTTATTTCACATTTAGACTTTATTAAAAGTTCTGCTAAAACTGCAAAATTATATAATTATACAAAACCAATTATAGAAAATGAAATTGATTCATTTATTTCATGTAAAAATTTAAGACATCCTATTATTGAAAGAATTATAGATTATGAATATGTTCCGCATGATTTTAATATGGGAAATAAGGATTTAAAAGGAATGCTAATTTTTGGCATTAATTCATCAGGTAAATCATCATTAATGAAATCTGCAGGTCTATCTATAGTTATGGCACAAGCTGGATTATATGTTCCTGCGACAGAATATAAATATTCTCCTTATCACTCTTTATATACAAGAATTACTGGAAATGATAATTTGTTTAAGGGTTTAAGCTCGTTTGCATTAGAAATGGTAGAATTAAAAGCAATATTAAAAAGAGCTACGCCGAAAACTCTTGTAATTGGTGATGAAGTTTGTCGTGGAACTGAACATATTTCTGGTAATGCAATAGTTGCTACAACAATTATTAACTTGGCTAAATCTAACTCAAGTTTTATTTTTGCCACACATTTACACGAACTTGCTCAAATGGAAAGAATAAAGAATTTGGAAAAAGTTAAAGCTTTTCATTTAAGTATTTCATATGATTCTGATAAAGATGAAATTGTTTATGACAGAAAACTTAAGGCTGGTTCTGGAGATAATATTTATGGTATTACAGTTGCAAGACATATAATTCACGATAAGGAATTTATAGATTTGGCTCTTGAAATTAAAAATGAACTTCTTGAAAGTCATAATTCTATGATATCGGGTAAGACCTCAAGATACAATTCAGATGTATTAATATATCAATGTCAAGTTTGTGGTGAAAAAGAAAAGAATGGTAAAATAAGTAATCTTGAAACACATCATATTAATTTTCAAAAGGACTGTGTAGATGGATTTGTTAAAAATAAACCACATATTAAAAAGAATGATAAATCCAATTTAGTAGTATTATGCAATGAATGTCATGACAAAATACATGCAGATGAAATTAAAATTACTGGAACAATTATGAGTTCTAATGGTAAAAAAATTAAAATAGAAAAAAATAATAAAAAAACAAGTAGCAATTAAGTCCATTTAATTTTTTGAGCAAGAAGTAAAGCTAAAACATTTTTACTTACTATTGTATCTTTTGGATGATTATTTAGATAAATTTTAAAATCATTTTTATCAGAATAATTTTTCATAGTATATGATCTTTTTTTATCTCGTCTTCTTTTTAGATAATTCATATATCGATATTCATATAGAATTGAATTGGCTACAGGTAAACAACGACCTTCATCATCATAAATACCGCCTCTCATATGTGGAGGCAACGAACCATTTTTAATATATTCAAAATCTTCTTCAGAATATCCAATATCTTTAAATTTTGGAAGAATTATTTTATTATGAATTCTTCGTCGAAAATAATGTTCATCATATAAATGAACTAAATAGGGTCTTTTATCATTTTCCATTTTAATTCTTTCTTTTTCCATAAATTCATCCTTCCAATCATTTATAATTATTATTTTATCATAATCATTTATATTGTCAGTAGTTGACATTATCATATTTATGAATAACAATAATAATATAAATTTCAATTTTTTAGCTATTTATTGGAATAGCATAAATATCAATTTTTATAGAATCAGTATTTAAATTTTCCATTTATACACCAAATTAAATGAATAATAATAGTAATTGCCATATATAATTATTCATAAGTTATTAAATTACTTACAATTCCTTTATAATATTTAAAATTATTAATTTTTTTTGTTTCTAAAATAATTGGATTTTTTATTAATTCACTAAAAAATTCCCTTTGATTGTATTCTTTTTTTAAATTTTTTAAAATATTATAAGTTCTTTCAAATAATATATATTCTTTTCCCATGTAATCCTTTACATATTCTGTATTAGTTTTATTAAATAATGATTCTAATGGTATAAATACAATATCCTTATTTTCTGTATAAACTGAAAATCCATTTTTCCAAAAATTTCTTAAATTATTAATATACTCGTTTCTTAAGCTTTCCAAATTAAAATATTTTTTTGATTTATTTTCTAGATATACAAAATGTGATAAATAATATTCATCATTAAAATTTTCATTAACAATATTAAATTTTGATAATATTTTATTCAAATTTAATATCGAATTTTTATTTTGCATATTTTCTAAATTAAATAATAAACATGATTCTTCTTTTAATTCACGAATAGCAGAAATTTTAATGTTACCACCTTCATATTCTCCGCCTGCATCCTCAATGGAATTTGTCGAATATTTCTTTCTTATAATTGATTTAAATAAAACAAAGTAATAATTGTTATCTGAAGCCTTTATTATTGGAATTATACCAGATCCTGTGCATTTTTTTTTCATAAAAAATAATATATATAATTAATATATATATTATATGTCAGAAAATTCTAACTCTATATCTGCAAGTGGTGTCTTATTAGAATTAAGAACATTAGAACCTGTTCAGGAAGAGAAAAAAAATGTTTTAGACTTGGTTGAAATATTAACTAGTAGAATTATTGGAAAAGAAATTAGTGAAATTATTAATAGTTTTACTTTTCCCATTAATTCAACAGTAATTACTATCGCAAGAAGAGTTTTGGAAAAATCTCCTCAATCCCTAAATAAAATTACTTCAAACGTAAAAGATATTTTAGCTGATGGTGTTATTGATCAAAAAGATATTCCAAAAATGTTAGTATTAGTAACCAATATATATAAAACTGATTTTAATAAAATTTTATTAGATATAAGTTTTACTTCAAAAGATATTGTGGAATTTATCAAATTTTTAATTAAAACTGTTATTGAATTTGATTTAGTAAAGGTAGAAAATAAAAAAAATGCTTTTGAAATGATTGATGTATCTGGAGAATTATTAGAATTAGTTTTACCTGCAAATGAAGTAAAAGTAACTGAAATAGTAGATTCTGCTAAAGGATGTTTTTCTTGTTGTTTTCCTAAAAAATCAAAATAAATAAAATTAATCTGCTTTACAATTTGAATGTTGTAACATAAAAGTTCTTTCTTTAATAATTTTTATTTCTTCTGAATTATAAATTAGTTCGTGACTGTAATTAACTAATTTACTTTTAATAGATTCATATAGCATATCACAAAGTTTTTTACATTCATCAGAAGTTTTTGCAGATACTAGAAATGAATATATTGGAGAAGAAATACAATTAATTTTTATATTATCTTTATTTACTGAAAATACCTCCTTTACTTTTTCGCAAAAGTTATTTTCAAGAATTAGTAATTTAAATTGAAGTTCACATGTCATATCTGTTTTTCTAATTCTTGATTGTAATTCGGAAATAATTAATTCTTTATATTTTTCAAGAACATTATTCTCATCGAATCTAAAAATAAATTCTGGATTATCAAGAAGAATATTATAATATTGCTCCAAACTATAATCATGATCTTCCTTATTTTCAATATAATCTAAGCATTCCCAAATCATATTATTAATATCTTCTTTATAATAATCATTTTCTGGAGAAATATTATTTGATTTCAGATAATAATAAAGTTCAGTAAAAAGTTTATGAACAGATAATTTATTTAAATATATCTTTTCGAAATTTTTTCTTTGTTCCTCATTAAGTCTTTTATAACTTAAATTAATATGTTTTTTAACATCGTCAATCATATAAATCATACATGGAATAATTTTTCCAATCGGAAATTGTTTGGAATAATTAATTTTCCATTTAGAAATTTCTGAATTCATAATAAGAGCCGGAATATTGGAATATTCAACTAACTCGCAATAAACACCTATATTTTCGTCATAGCTAATTATTCGTGCCATGACATAATCTTCAAATTTTGGTAAATTATTTCTATAAAACTGCATTTTGTTTTAATATACTTAATATATTAAAATACTCTTAACTATATAAATTTTCAATTTTTATTTATTAGTATCTATCTTCTTCTCTGAAAAAATAAATATTAACCAACAAATATCATGATATTCATCATCATAAAATTTAGTATGCATTTTATATCCTATTTTTTTTGCTAATATTTTACACATGCTCATCATATTTTTAATAAAAAAAACTAAATCTTCATCATTTTTATTTGAAATTGTAATAGAGTTATCAAAAATAAATTGATTATTTTCCAATTCATATTTAACTTGATTTTCTTTTTCATAAAAAATCCAATTATCTTCTAATATTTCATTTATTATAAAACTATATCTATTTAATAAATAATTTATCTTGTTTTTAAGATCCTTAATATTTTTTATTTCCATATTATTAAAATTGAATTCCTCTAATTCATATCTCAAAACTTTATAATCATTATTAACTGTATAATTTTTAACAATATGATTTTTTAAATAATCCTCATATCTATAATTAATTAATGGATTCATTAAATGTGTCATAGATTTATTTTCTGATGAAGTTATATTATTTTTGTATAAATTAAATTTTCTTTCATATAATTTCATTTCTGATTCTCTTTTATTTAATTTTTCTTTAATTAATTCCATTTTAATATATATTATTATTTCATTTTATATTTAAATATTTTCTCTAATATCCTCAAAATTTTTTATTGAATTAATTTTACATTCTTCTTTATCATATGAAACCTCTTTTGATGTTGCCAATTTATTATTATCTAACATCTTTTTTAATTTAATTAATAGTTTTTTTTTCTTATTTTTATCTTTTTCAACATCATTAACAAATTCCTCTATCTTAGTCAATTTTTGATCGGGATTTAATCTTGACCATGTTTGTTTAAATTTATTATGTGTCATTTTATCCAAAAAATCGTTTAGCTTATTTTTATTAATTTCTTTACTATCATAATCATCTTTAGAATTATTACTTAATTTTTTTATAATTTTTTTAATAGTTGTTTTTTTTTCTTCATCATAACATCTTTCTAATTCGTTTTTAAATCTAAATAATGTATTATCTGCAATAATCTTATTAAATTCATTAATCAAAGTATCATTATTATTTATGTCTATATTACTCATTTTTATATTAGCTATCACATATTATATAATATAATCAAATTTTTATGTATTCTTTATATATTTTTTATTGTATTATATTATAAGTAATAAATGATATTTGAAAATTTTAAAGAATATATTGAAGATAAAGAATTAGAATATTCTATTGATAAAAATGAATTATTTGTATATAGTTTTGTTTTTATAATTATAGTTTCATTTACATCTAAATTTAATGTGACTTTATCTACAATATTAGGGTTAGTTTTTGGGTACTTTATGGTTACACAATTAGTAAAATCCAGTAAAAATTCTGATGATAAGCAAAAAGAATTTGTAAAAAAAAAATTTAATCATATTCGTCCAAAAGAAGAAATAATTGAAAAATATGATGACGTTATTAATTTTTTATTTTCAATACAAGGTTTATATGTTTATAATCCACCTACCTATGAAGAAATGGTTAATTCCATAAAAAATTTTTTTTATGTATATGAAGAATCCATTAAAATACCGGAATTAGCGCATCAAAATTATGTTATTGCAGAAATGAAATTTTATTATGCTATAAATTTATTACATTCAATTATTATAAATGCAGATGGCAATAGGAGATTAGATAATAAGATTAATAGGGCTTTTAGAGTATTGTATAAAATACTTAAAAAATATTTGGATGAAATTGAATTGATTATTAAAAAAGATATTAAATATAATGGTTACAATGTTAATACTTTAGTTTTGGATCAGAGTTTAATAAAACCATATAATTTTTCTGAATTTTCAAAGTATACTTTTGACATGATATAATCCGATTTTTTATTATCTATAATAATTATATAATATGGATCAAAATACTTTCTTAAATAGAACTAATTTTACTTTTGGTACAAATAGTGTTCAAGATGAACTATTATATAATCCTCCTAAAAGAGATTTTAAATATTATCAAGTATGTTCTTTTAGAAATCCATGGACACAAAAACATCACATCAGAAGATTTATTATGAATTCTAGAAATGAATTTACAAATATTCAGGAATTATATATAAATTCCAAACAATATCAAAGATTTATAAGATCTCATAAACCGAATGAATATAAAATTTTTGGTACTTATGATTTAAATCAAGTCGCATATCCTTCTTTAGGTGATATTGCCATTATACAATCTCCCATTTTGGAAAATGAAAACGGCTATGGTGGATTTGCTAAATTTTAATTACGTTGTTCATATATATGTCTTATTTCTACAACACCATTTCCACCCGTCATCAAATTTTGCAATGAATCACTTGGATTTATTGCGTAATCATATATATATAAAATAATTGCAATTATTAAAATTGTAAAACCAACATAAAATAATCTATTATCTTTTAATATAATATCTAAAGTTATATTACCGGATAATATGTCATCTAGAATTCCAAACCATGTATTTTTAAGTTCTATAGCCATTTCTAGTAAATTTAATTTATAAAAAGGTTTGTATTTTAAATCTATTTCTGCTTCAGCTGCTTTACTTAGTTGTTGTAAAGTATTACTTTTATCAGTTTCGCTTTTTATACTTTTTTCTTCCAAAGTTTCTATAGTTTTAGTATCATCAGATGAATAACTTGGTAAATTATTATTGGTAGAGTTATCAGTACTCATATTTATATATTAAAATAAATATAAAAAAAATGAATTCTATTTACTTAAAATATATTATATTATATATATTATAATGTTATATCTTAAATGTCCTACTTGCCATAAGCTCTTGGGTAATAAGCAGCTATACTATGAAGAAAATTTTGATAAGATTATAAAAGATGTTGAAATGGGTAAATTAACCAATGAAGAAGCCGATAAAAAAAAAGTAGAATTACTTGATTTTATATTACCAGATAAAGATAGATATTGTTGTCGAACTAGATTTTTAACCTATAAAAGACTTATTGAAATTGTTAAATAAAAAATTGAAAAAATAATTTTTGATTCAATTAATTATTATATATAAATGAATGAATTAATTAATATTTTTAGTAAATACAAAAAAGAATTTGATATCAGCGATGATACTAATATTATTAATTTAAAAGTTACCGATTCTACGTTTAATAACCAAACTATTTTTAATTTTTATGCTGTAACTCAAAATAATAAATATGATATGTATGGTGAAATTAATATTGGTTCTGTAATTGTTATTAAGGATAATAAAAATATTAAATATTCTTATAATGGAACTTTGATACAATTTCCAGTTTTATGTAAAGCTGATAAAAGAAATTATATAATTATTAAAGAAATTGATAATTTCATAAAAAATTTTTTTATTAAATAATTCTATAAATAAATCAATATGAATAATTTATATTTAAATAAATATCTTAAATATAAAACTAAATATATTTCCTTAAAAAAACATTTAGGAGGTAAAATGTTATTAACAAATAATATAGATATTAAAAGGGAAATATCTATTTCAGAATATTTAAATGAAGCAATTATTAAAAAAATATTTTTTAAATGTCCAATTGATATAATAGAAAGTGATAATCTGGTAGCGGAATTTTTTAATAAAATTATTTGTGATGATATATGTTTAACTGAAAAAATTAATGACTTGTTTGATTTTGATTATAGTAAAAATTTACAAGAGGGATATCCTAATGTTTATTCTTTTGAAAAAATAAAAGAGACTGGTTACAATAATATGATACAAACTTTTAATAAAATTATTACAATTAAGTCTACTGATTCAAAAAAATTAACATATACCGGAAATTATTATATATCTATTCAAAAAAATGAAGAAATTAAAAAGGTATGTATTAATATTATTGATGATATGAAAAATAATATTTTTACAATTCCATATGAATTCTCTAATTTTATTAGTGCTATTAATTTTTTAATAGAAAATATTACAATTGAAAATTGTTCTGGTTGTAAGGAATATGATAGTGGTATGTATAATTTAATTTCTAACTTTGTTTGTGGTTTTGAAAATCTTGTTAATAATATATCTGATGATACTGATATTTGTAATAACTTGGAAAATAATCCAAATATTATTTATAATTTAACAAAAAAATTATTATTTATAAAAGGTCCTACCAGTAATTTAATTTATCCTGCCGATTTTGATATAATTAATAAAAATATTACTTCTATTACATTATTTAAATATATAACTAAAAATAAAATAAATAAAAAATATAATGAATCGATTAAAAATCTATTTAAAAGTATATCAAATTCTATATCTTTTTTTAATTCAAATACACATTTATTAGATGAAACTAATTTTAATGAAATAATTGATAATGAAAAAGATAATTTAAATTCAAATGAGATTGAAAATTTTAAATTAATTAGAGTAATTCCAAACGAATTTTATCATATACATTTAGTAAAGGTTAATAAAGAACCAGATAATTTTATTTTAATTATACATGGAAAATATGAAGAAGTTGGAAATATAGATTCCCACTATATGTTAGATGATATTTTTACCTCAATAAAAAATACCAATAAATTTCATAATAAAAATTTACCTATCAGAATGCATAATTATTTTGTTCATATTAAAACAAATTCAAGTAATAATATTATTGTTAAAGATTTATATACATTAAATATTAATAATATGGAATCAATAAATAAATTTTTAAAAGGAGGTGTTACATTTAAATATGGATTATTTGGCGATATTGTAGGGGATTTTACATATTCTGGAGAAAGACAAAATAGAGTTTTATTTTCTTTTCAAAAATCAACAAATGAAGAAAAAATAGGATTTGAAAATTATGAATTTGAGATGGGTTTAGAAGAACCTCCTGTTAAATCATTAGAAAATCAAGCTATAGATATTATTTTTGATAAAGTTTCATTTATTGGTGGCGAAGAGTTAAAAGAATCTATTGAAAGATATGTTAAAACACTTGGAGAAGTTAATCAAGAACATATAGAAATGATAAAAAAAATGCCCATAGAAGAATTATTTGATAAAATAATGTAAAATAATTAATTAAATAATACGTCCAACTCCGCGTGTAGTTCCTTCTCTAAAGAAAAATATCATATCTTTTTCTAAAAATTCTTGATGTGATACAAATTTAAATTCTACAATTGCCTTATCTTTAGTTCTAATACTAATTTTTTCCGAATTATCCTCATCATTTATCTCGATTTTTTTATTTTCATTATATTTAATTATATCATGAATTTTAATAATAGATGCAGATTGTCTAATTGGTCCTATATGTAAAACAGGTGAATATTTTTCCCTAATAGTTGCAGAATGATGTAAAATTTCAATTTCTGCTTTAAAATTCCATGTCATTTTTTGTGCTAATTCCAGATTTGAAATAATTACAACACCTTTTGTAAACATTCTTCTCAATAATTCTATTTTTTTATCTGTACAAGAAATAGCAAAACATCCTCTTTGATGATCTTCAAGTTCATCAACAAGTTCTTTTACATTATTATGAATAGAACGAATTCTTATTGGATAAAATTTATTATCGATCGGACCAACAAAAACATTGTCTCCTGTACGAATTGATTTACCTTTTAAAATACCGGATACTACTAAACCAATACCAGGTGGATTAAATAAACTCTCTACATAAAAAATACTATCTTTCTTCTCACTTGACCATAATTTACGAGGTTCAAGTTCAAATAGTATTTTTTTTAATGAATTAATATAAAATCCAGTTTTATTAGATGTAGCAATTACAGGTAAAATTTCGTCGCTATGTTGCATTTTTGATACTAAATCTTTTAGCATTTCATAATTATTACTTTCTTTAGATACTTGTTCTTCAGGTAATAATTCCGCTTCTTTTCTTGAATTTACAAATACAGCTTTTTTGTTAAACATTGCACAAATCTTTTTAATAGATACTTCTGTATTATTATAAATATCATCTGGTGCAATATCTGTTCTTGTAATTAATACAATAGTTGGAATTTTCATATAAAAAAGAATTCCAAGATGCTCTCTTGTCATTCTTAAAATACCTCTGTTTGATGCAACTGTTACAATTGCATAATCCGGAAAAAATCCTGTAATACCAAAAGTAGTGGTTTTAAGATATTTTTCGTGACCACACAAATCAATAAGAGTAATTATTTTATTTTCATTTTCTATAGTGCGTGTTGAAATATCTGAAGTCTGACCAGAGTTCAGTTCGTGTTGATGTTTGGCTACTTTTTGACGAGCAGAACCATTGCCATTATCTAGTTCATCCGAAATTAATACACCAATAGTTGAACTTTTACCAGAATCAACAGAACCTGTAATTACTATACCTACATCCGTTTTTTTAGACATTTAGTTATAAATTTATTATAATAAAATGTTAGTTTATATAATTTTTTTCATTTTTTTTTGATTTATTGGATTTATAAATTATGTTTTAATTTTAAGTATTTCATTTTATATTTTAAATATTTTTTATAATATCCTCCCTCATCTGAATCTATTTCAGATGATTTTTCTACAGTATCAGAAGAAGCTACTACTAAAACTTCTTCTTTTTTTTCTACGGGAATACTTAATTCGTAAACTTCGCCATATTTCATATTTTTATCTTCTGAATTATATTGTCTATATGCATCAGCATGTGTTACAATTAAAATATTTCCTTCATAATTATTTCTTAAAAATTTAACTTCTGTATTAATGCGTACCTTATAAGCTTCTTCAGATTCGGAGCTTTCCATGGTTAAATCTGTTTTTAATTCTTTTAAAGTATAAGGTTTATCGGAAAAATTTGCAGATAAATAAGATTTGGAATGTTCATAAATTGCTTTTAAATCGACTGGATATGTAAACATTAAATCTTCATTTAAAAATTCTGATAAATTAAAATCGATATTGATAGTTTTATCCTTAATTTTATCACAAGAATTTGTTAAAAGAATTGCGGTTTCAATACATCTTAAAAAAGGTGAGCAAAATACACGATTTATTTCTACTCCATTTTCATTAAGGGATTTTACAAGTGAAGATAACTTATTTTGTGATTTACAAATATAAGGATTTATTTTAAACATTGGATCTTTTCTATGTGTTGAATTCCATAATTTCATTTCAGGAACTGAACAATCATCGCCATCAATTCTATCTAAATGGCGAATCATAAATGTTTTGGACATTATATATTATATAATTCATAAATAAAAATTATTAACAAAAATTGATTTAATAAGTTTTTTAACAATAATTTTTATATATTATTATTTTAATGGATAAGGATAAAGTTAATAAAAAAATTAAGGAATCTAAAACCACTGAAACCAAAAAAAAAGAATCTATAAAGACTGAAGTAAAGAAGAAAGAGCCTAAAGCCAAAAATCTAGAAGTGGAAAAAAAAACTGTTTCAAAAGTTAAATCCAAAAAGCAAGAAAAGGAAGTAGATGTAGAAGTTATTGTGGAAAAAAAATCCATTTCAAAAGCTAAAACCAAAAAGAAAGAAAAAAAAGTAGAAGTAATAAAAGAAGATGAAAAAGAAATAATTAATGATGTTAAAAGTACAATTAGTTCAATGTCTGAAAAGGAAGATTCTATTGAAGATTTAGAAGCGGAATTTTCTGCTTTTTTGACAGATATAAAAAAACCATCTGATAATATTACAAAAAATACTACTTCTTTTGGAAAATATAATATTAATAATGAAACTTATAAATATGTAAAATATAAAGATGTTAAATATGGTCCATTTACAGAATCATGGATTCACGATGAAGAACAATATGATGATGACTTAGAAGATTTTCATTATGATAGACAAAAAGTTGTTAAAGGTCTAATGGAAATTGAATACCCAGCACAACGCTCTGAACAATGGTTTAAAGATAGAGATACATTAATTTCTGCTAGTGATGGAGGTTGTGTAGTTGGTGTTAATAAACACGAATCACCCTATAAATTTATTATTAAAAAAGTATTTGGATCTACTTTTAAATCAAACGAGTTTTGTTATCATGGAAAAAAATATGAACAAATTGCTACTATGATTTATGAAAATAGAATGAATTTAATTGTACATGAATTTGGTCTTGTTAGAAGTAAGAAACATACTTTCTTAGGTGCATCACCGGATGGTATTGTAGGATTTTATAAGGCGGATGGTAAACATATTACTAGTAGAGTAGGTCGTATGTTAGAAATCAAGTGTCCATTTATTAGAAAAATTAAACATGATGGTGAAATTAAAGATCATCAAGTACCAATTTATTATTGGGTTCAAGTTCAATTACAATTACAATGTTGTGAATTAGATGAATGTGATTTTTGGCAAACTGAATTAACAGAATATAAAAACAGAGAAGAATTTATAAAAGATACTAATCCAGATGAACCATGGAGGTCTCTTAAAAACAATTTGGAAAAAGGATGTGTTGTTCAATTAATACCAAAATCTAGAAAAAAAGATATTGATGAAGGTAATTATTTAAATGTAATTTATGAGGATGCAATATTTATGTATCCTGAATCTATTGAATGGGGTCCTAAAAAATTAGACGAATGGGTTGAAAAATGTAAAAACGAAATTAATACAAATGAAAAATATAAAGACTTTGAATTTGATAAAGCAATATATTGGAAATTAGAAACATCCAGTTCTGTAACTGTGTATAGAGATGAGGATTGGTTTACAGAAAATCTTCCAGTATTAAAAAGAATGTGGGATTATGTCTTATTCTACAGACAAAATGAAGATAAAAAAAAGGAATTACAAGAATATTTAGATAATCAAGAATATAAATCAAATGCCAAAATAATGAAATTCATAGAAGACCATTATAATAATCATAAAATAAATCTTCTTTCAAACCAAAAATTATCAGAATTACATGCTAATGCCGAATATTTTATGGATTATAAGGATGTTTTATAAATTATTAAAATTTAAATGGTAAATTTTTTTTATTATAAACTCCATCAATAATATTTAATCTTTGTCTACAATTACATATTTCATCAGTGATTACACGTCTATTACCGCCCAATTTAAGGGCTTCTTCATAAAAATGAATTGCATCTTCATACTTTTCCCTTGAAAATAATTTTTTGGCAATTTTTAAAGAATATTTTAAATTTTCTTGCATTATGTCTCGAGGTGATCTTTCATCTGGAGAATAAGCTTTATAATATAAATCACGATAACTTATAGGTGGTGTATAAATTGGTTCATATATGTAAGATAACATACTAATTCAATATACATAAATGTGTTAGAATTTATTTTTCAATTTTTTGGGTTTTTTTTAAGTAAATTATATATATAGAATTATTATATGAATTATAATTTAAATTTAGAAAATGTATCAAAATTATTAAATAATAAAGTTATTTTAATAACTGGTGGAACAGGATCTTTTGGTAATAAAATAACAGAAACAATATTTAATAATTTTTTTCCAAAAAAATTAATAATTTTTTCTAGGGATGAATTTAAACAAAGTGAAATGGCCAAAAAATTCCCAGAAAATAAATATCCCATAAGATATTTTCTAGGAGATATTAGGGATAAAGATAGATTATTCTTTGCATTTAAAAATGTTGATGTAATTTTTCATGCTGCGGCTTTAAAACAAGTTCCTGCATTAGAATATAATCCTTTTGAAGCTGTTAAAACGAATATTATTGGAACTCAAAATATTATAGAGGCTTCTATACATTGTGGTGTTAAAAAAGTTATTTGTGTTAGTACTGATAAATGTGTAAATCCAGTCAATTTATATGGTGCTACTAAATTATGTTTTGAAAAATTAGCAATAGCTGGTAATGCAATGGGAGGCGGAACTACGCAATTTTCAGTTCTAAGATATGGTAATGTTTTTGGTAGCAGAGGTTCAGTAGTTCCATTATTTTTAGAGCAACTAAAATCAGGAATATTGACTATAACTGACGAAAAAATGACTAGATTTACAATGACACTTGATAGTGCTATAAATTTTGTTTTAAATTCGGCTAGTATAATGATTGGAGGCGAGATATTTGTACCAAAACTACCAAGTTATAATATATTACAATTAGCTAAAATAATAGGACCAGAATGTGAAATTAAAATATCTGGTATTAGACCAGGTGAAAAAATTAATGAATCTATGTTAAGTGATTCCGAATCGCATTTAGCAATAGAAACTACTGATAAATATGTTATTTTGCAATCTATATTGGTTAATAAAGAAAAATATGAGGAAATTTATGGTAAAAATTATTGTAAAGAAAATTGGTTATATTCTAGTGGTAATAATATTTTAATTAATGATGATGAATTAAAATTACTTGTAGAAGAATATAAAAAAAATTATAGTAAATAAGTATTATTATTAAGATATTCTAAAACATCTTCAATAGTAAAATTATTTTTATTTTTATAAACATTATTAAAAATATTTTTTAATAATTCATAATCTTTTTTTGTGTCTAAACTTAAATGTAAAATTTTAAAATCCAAATTTTCATATTTTTTACTTAAAATAACTTCAAACTCGTGTTTTCCATATTTTCTTCGCATATATGGACCAACATGTTCTTTATCCGAATCTAATGTTGCATTAACCCATGCTTCTTCTAAAATATCAAAAGTAAATATTTCTGGGTTAAACCCGTCCGGAAAATTATGGCCTTTTTTTGGATCTGCGTATTTAACACAAAAATAGGGCGATTCTTTTTTTTTTAATAAAAAATCACTTATCATTTTATCTATAATTTCAGGATCAATCATTGGACAATCGCTAGTTATTCTTACTATTATATCTGGCTTATGAATAAGCGCGCATTTATAATATCTATCTAAAACATTATTTTCACTACCTCTATAATATGTTATATTATTTTTTATACAATAATCTTCTATACAATTGTCTTTATTTTCTACTGTTGTACATACAATAATATTATTAATTAATTTTGATCTTTTTATTCTTTCAATATCATGTTCTATAACAGTTTTATTTTCTAGTGGAAGCATTATTTTTCCAGGTAATCTACTTGATCCCATTCTTGCTTGTAAAAAAACTAAAATTTTCATAAGTTTATATTATATTAAAAAAAGAATTTTAATATACTAATTAATCATATCAAAATTTAATGGTTCTCCAAATTCAATATTATATTTGGCTTTTTTTCCCAATACATCATCATAATGTTTTGTATGTAACCCCATACCTGGTCGTATAGATCTAACATTTTCAGTTGTAAATTCTTCTCCTTCTTTAATATCTTTACATACAAATAATGATCTTCTAAATTTTTTACATTCTTCTTCTGATTTAACTCCACCATAAGTAATTGTTCCTATAGATTTTTCTGCTTTTCTTACACCTTCTGTCATTTGTTTAAATTCATTGGGTGTTAAAGAAAATTCATCATCTGCGCTACCTGAATCTCTAGATAAAGTAAAATGTTTTTCAATAACCTTTGCACCCAAAACCACAGATACAATCGGTACTTCAATTCCTAATGTATGATCTGATAATCCAGGTATTACATTAAATGATTCTTCCATATCTTTCATAGTAACTAAATTTGCATCTTCTGGTTTTGCTGGATATGCGCTTGTGCATTTTAACATACAAATATGTTTAGTCCCATATTTTCTTAACAATTCAACAGCTTCCCGTAGTTCTTCTTTTGAAGCCATTCCTGAAGATATTATAACTGGTTTACCAGTTTGTGCTATTTTTTTTATCAAAATATGATCTGTAATTTCAAAAGATGCTATTTTATATGCTGGTACATCTAAAGATTCTAGCAAATCAACAGCAGTTGGATCAAATGGTGATGAAAATAATTCCATTCCAAGTTTATTTGCTTCCTCTTTTAATCCTTTATGCCATTCCCATGGGGTATATGCTGTTTTATATAAATCATATAAATATTGGTCTTCCCAAATTGTTCCTTTGATTTTAAAATAATTTTTTTTGCAATTTAGAGTAATCGTATCTGGAGTATATGTCTGTAATTTAATTGCATCTGCTCCTGCACGATGTGCTTCATGAATTAATTTTATTGCATTTTCATAATTTTGATTATGATTACAAGATAATTCAGCTATAATAAATGTAGGATGATTTTTTGAGATAACACATTTACCAATATTAAAAGTATCCATATTATATATATATTCATATATTACTTCATTATTTTTTATGTAGGTTTTTTTTAAAATAAAATTACATTTTTGAAAAATCTTATTTGATGCTATATTTTTCTCCTTGATATGCGCTATTATTTTATTATAAAATTTTTTATAAAAATTTAATTTTAAATAATCTATTGATTTATTAATTATTTCTTTACCCAATCCTTTATTTCTATAATTTGGATCTACATTAATACTAATTATATGCTCCTTATTATCATGATCATCTACAAATCCAATTGTGGCTATTTTTTTATTTTCAAAAATAGCAAATAAAGGTGGTAATATATTATTAAAGTAATTTTTACTAAATTCTTCCTTAAAATTTTTCCATTCCCTTAAATTTTGATTAAATGACATTAATCTTGTTATTTCGTCATTTCTCCAGTCTAAAATTATTTTTGCATCTTCATCTGTATTATTAACTTCGATTATATTTATCAAAATATTTATGATTATATACTATAATATATGACAAAAAATACTATTTTTTTTCGCGTGGACAGTGGAAATATTATAGGAACTGGTCATGTTCAAAGATGTTTAAATTTTGCAGATCAATTTGATAGTAATTTAAATGAAATTTTTTTTATTTGTAAAAAATTTGATGGAAATTTAATTTCAAATATAAAAAAAAAATACAAAGTTTTCGAATTAGAAGTTGATGATAATATTTTAGATATAAATAATTTGAATAGTTGGTTAGGTGAAAATTGGAAAATTGATGTAGATAAAACTATTAATATTCTTAAATTATTTAAAAAAATTAATTTGCTTATTGTTGATCATTATGGTATTAATATTGAATGGGAAAAAAATGTATATAAACATGTTGATATACTTGTTGCAATCGATGATTTAGATAAAGAACATTATGTTGATATAATTCAAAATCAAAATAAAAATAAATTATTAAATAATAATAATTTTTCTCTTAATTTATTGGGAAATGATTATTTTATTATAAATAAAGATATTGCCAACATAACTCCAAAAGAAATTAAATCCCTAAAAAGAATAAATATATCATTGGGTGGTTCTGATTTTACTAATGAAACATATAAAATTATAAAAGTATTATATGAACTTAATTTAAATCTTGTTTATGATATTATTATTGGAAAAGCTAATATGAATATTTCAAATATCCAAAATTTCTGTAAAGACAAAAAAAATTTTAATATTTACATTGATTTAGACAATAAAACTTTTTTAAATTTAATGAATGAAGCTGATTTGTGTATTGGTGGAGCTGGATTAACTAATTTTGAAAGATGTATTTTAAATAAACCATTATTGTACTTAAAAATAGCTGACAATCAAGATGTAATAGTTCAAAATTTAAAAAAATATAATATTGGTATATTTTTAGGAAGTATTAATATAAATTATTTTGATAAATTAAAACAAGAAATTTTAAAATGTATAAATAATAAATATTTATTATCTTTATCAAGCAATTGTAATAAATTTTCTAGTATAAGTAATATTTTTAAATTTAAAAATATTTTATTAAAGTATATGGAAAATTTATATGAAATAAGAAAAAATTTAATTCCTTATGGAAAACAAACTATTGATGATGATGATATTGAAGCTGTAATTAATGTATTAAAAGAAAATAATTATTTGACCACTGGACCAAAAGTAAGTGAATTTGAAAATAAGGTTGCATTGAAATCAAATATGAAATTTGGAGTTGCTTGTAATAATGGAACTTCTGCATTACACTTAGCATGTTATGCAATTGGTATAACAAAAAATGACGAAGTTATAGTTCCTGCAATTAGTTTTGTTGCATCAGCAAATTGTGTTTTATATTGCGAAGGTACACCAGTTTTTTGTGATATTGACGAAGATACTATGAATATTGATCCAGAAAAAATAGAAAAATTAATTACAACCAAAACAAAAGCTATTATTGCTGTAGATTTTGCAGGACAATTATGTAATTATGATAAAATTTGCGAAATAGCAAAAAAACATAATTTATATATAATTCAAGATGCTGCGCATTCAATTGGACATTCTAATTATTACGGAGATATTGTTACTTTTAGTTTTCATCCAGTAAAACATATAACAACATGCGAAGGAGGCATGTGTATAACAAATAATGAAAATTTTTATAAAAAAATGTCATATTTTAGAACACATGGAATTACTCGCGATTTTAAACAAAGAGAGATTAGTGGAGAACATTATTATGAAATGATTGATCTTGGTTTTAATTATAGAATTCCAGATTTATTGTGTGCACTTGGAATTTCACAATTAAACAAATTAGATTCTTTTGTTAAAAGAAGACAAGAAATTGCCGAAAAATATGAAAAAAGTCTTAGTAATATTTCCCTTAAAAATAAATTTAATAATGTTTATCATTTATATGTAATTAAACTTGATGAAAAATTTGACAGAGATATAATATTTAAAATGCTTAAAAAAAGAAATATTGGTGTTAATGTACATTATATGCCTATTTATTTACATCCATACTATGAAAGTTTGGGGTATACCAAAGGATTATGTCCTATAGCTGAAAAAGTTTATAAAAAAATTATATCATTACCTATATTTCCAACAATGACTGATGAAGATATTAATTACGTTATTTACCAATTACAAGATATTTTAAATAATATATAAAAATATTATTTTATTGTAATTATATATAAACTAAATGTCAATTTATAAAAAAGATTTAAAAATACATTTAAAAAAGATGCTAATTAAAGATTATTTATTTGGAGCAGGTACAATTATTGATGACTATATAGCTGTTAACCTGACATTATTTAAAAAAAAAAAATTTAACCTAATATTAATAAACATTAAAAATCCAAAAAAAAATTTAATCATAAATATACCATATCACAATATATATATTAATAAAGAAATAAATAATACATATACATTAATAGGTAAAAATAGTATACATCCGAACTATTCAGATATATTTATATATAAATTTAGTAATATTGCAAATTTAAAAAAATCATTTGAAAAATATGTTATTTTAAATAAAAAATTACTAAAAAAAACAAAAAAAATAACAATTATTCAAAAATCAAAATCAAGTAAACAAAATAATTGTAAATATTATTTTGATGCACTTATAAATAAAGTATTATTAAATAATTCCTATTATATATATGCCAGATTAAATCCTTTGCGTGGAACAAGAAAATATCAGGTTTTTAATCAGCTTTCTGTAAATAACTTTTCAAATGGTAAAATTTTAAATTTATATAAAGATAATATTTTGAATAATGATATTAATATATACGATGCAACTTTTTTTTCGGTTAACAACAAAATATATGGGTTTTTTGGATATTATTATAAAAAATCAAGTCCCACAAAATTTTATATATATAACGAAATGAGATTATTATTAGCTGTATCAGAAGATTCAGTAAATTTTAATATATTAAATTATGATATTATTGAAAATTACAATTTTTATAAATATGGATTAGTTATGAATAATAATAAAAATGATAATATAAATAAAATATATTTATTAAATTCAAAGGGATTAATTCGTGAATTTATATCAAATGAAAATAATTCATATCTAGAAAATCTAGAAAATGAGGATTATTATAAAATTAATTTAAATAATATTATTAGTAAAAATACCATTAAAAAAAAATTAAATAATAAAAAAAACCCAAAAAAAATAGAAAAAAAAATAGTAAAAAAAATAGTAAAAAAACCAAAAAAAAAAGAAAATCCCGTTAAAAAAAAACCATCTAAAAAAAATGAAAAAAAATACAATACTTTATTACTTGCAAAAAAAATAAAATATATTAAATTAAATTAAAAATCTTCACTCATTATATAAATATTTATGAAAAAAATTGAGAAAAATCATCAAATAATCCATTTAAATAAACTCACAATAAACGGATTAATATATAGATCTGGTACATTAATTGGAAATTATATAGTTGCGAATATTATACATAATCCAACAAAAATTTTTATTTTATTTTTAAATAAAACTAATATTAATAAATTTAAAATTTTTGAAATTGATAGAAATACTAATTATATAAACAAAGAAAAAGATAATACATATACATTGATAGGGAAAACTGCCAAAAAAAATATTGATGGTCATATTTTTATACATAAATTTGAAAATTTTAAAATTTTATTTAAAAATTTAAAAAAAAAACTTATCATAAATAATAATACAACTATTATTAATCAGAATAAATCTGCTTACCAAAATAATGTTGATTGTTATTTTGATTCTCTGATCAACAAAGTAACGATTAATAATAAAAATTATATTTACGCTAGGTATAATCCATTTATCCAAATAAGAAAATATCAAGTTTTTATTGAATCATCGGATTTTAATTATAATCAAGGTATTATGTTAAATTTTTTTAATAATGAAATAGAATTAGATGTGAATATTAATATATATGACGGTACTATTTTTAATGTTAATAATGAAATATATGGATTTTTTGGTTATTATTATCCCAAAAAAAAAAGCAAAAGCAAATTTTATTTGTACCAAAATATGAAAATAATGTTAGCTGTTTCTAAAGACGGAATTAATTTTAATATTTTAAATAAAAATATTATTGGGGATTATAGTTTTTATACTCATGGATTTGTAATGAATAATAATTATAATAATGATATTAGTAAAATTTATTTTCTAAATTCCAAAGGAAATATATTAACTTATAAATTAGAAGATAATTATAATTACAAAAAAATTAACGAGCTGTTCAATTTAAATAATAATGCTATTTTAAACAAAATAACTAATATAATAACTAATAACAAAAATAAAAAGAATAATAATAAAAAAGATAATAAAAAGAATAATAAAAAAGATAATAAGAAGAATAATAAGAAAAATAATAAAATGGATAATGATAAAATCTACATTAAAAAAAATATTAATTTATACAAAATAAAATATATTAGGTTAAATAAAAAAAGATAATTTAAAAAAATTTGATTTTAAATATTAATATTCAGTTAAATATTAATATAATGCCAAGACCTAAAAAAAATATCAGTGAAAATAATAATCAAATGGATGAATTAATTAATAAAATGAAATCAATGTATCCCGAACAAAAAGAATTAATTGATAAAATTGTTATTGACGCGCATAAAACAAAAAAAAATAATAAAGTATCTGCAACAATTATAGCTGATAAAATAGATGATTACTATTATGATGATTATGGAGGTATTTGGAATAATAATTTTGAATGGATCGGATCATATAATAATAAAAGTCATTTTTTTAATAATATTAAAAAAATAAAAGAAAAAATATCTAATAAACAAATCAATTAAATTTAATTTATTTTATTATGGATGAAAAATAATTTATAAAAGTATTATATAATGAACCCTAATATAGATAATATTTCCGAACCTCAAATTAAACAGTCAGACCAAGTTTGTGCTCCTGATAAAATATTTGAAAATGGTTCGTGTTATACCTTAAAAAGTTTAGTTAATATATCTGAGGCATATAACAATGATAATCCAAGTAATATTATTAAATTAAATAATTCATATGAAACTTTACATCCTCATAAATATAAAAGATATCTAGTCAGAGAACTTAAAAAAAGATTAGACTCTAAATGCGACACACAAGTATGTTGGTCTAAACAAAGTTTTATGAGAAATCTTTCAAGAACAAACAAAGAAGAAATAGAAAAATATACTTTTAGACCAGAAGGCCCAGAAGGTAAATTTGAATGGTTAAATACTGTTAATATAGATGAAGTTATGGAACAGTATGAAAAAAAACATCCAGAATTTGAATTTTTAGGCGCAGTTCCTATGGATTTTGATGATTTGGAAGTTTTGGGAATTAAAAACTTGGATTTTAATAAATTAATTAAAGAAGGCAAAAGCAAAATAGGCATTGTTTTTAATCTAGATGAACATTGGAAACCCGGATCACATTGGGTATCTATGTTCGCTGATTTAAAAGGAGGACAAATATATTATTTTGATTCTTATGGAACTCGTCCAGAACAAAGAGTTAGGAAATTTATGAATAGAGTTAATAGATTTTGTCAATCAGGGTTGGGAATTAAAACTACAGATGTTGATTTTAATAGAATTAGACATCAATTTAAAAATTCAGAATGTGGAGTATATTCTATAAATTTCATTGTCAGAATGTTAAAAGGTAAAACTTTTAAAGAAATTTGCGAATCCAAAATTCCCGACGAAAAAATAAATAAATGTAGAGCAAAATATTTTACTAAAAAATAAATAAATTTTTAATTTTGTTTTAAAATTTCATTTAAATGTTCTTCAAAACACCCTGCAATAACATTTACTTTGTTTCCAAGACCTTTCTTACAAACAGCATAAAGCTTCATTTGAAGGTTTGTACTTTTAGTAAACCAACTTCTTTCAGTTAAATAACAAAAATCATCTACTTGTGAATCAAAATATTCAAATAATAGTTTTTTAAAAAGTCTATTAATATGTTCTTCAAAATCCTGCTCTGTTACAATAACTTGCTGCCCGCCTCCAAGAATAATGATATATTGTAATTTTTTTTGAAGATCGATATTCGTTTGAAACCACGGTTGTTCAATTAAATATTTAAAATCAGGAATTGATTCTTCAAATAAATTTTTATTTCCAGTTATAATATTTAAATCTAATGTTTCCATTGTATTATATATAAATTATCTCAATATTAATAATAATTTCAATTTTTTTTATGATATAAAATTATAATAAATTATGTCGAAAATAATAAAATGTGGTACATGTGATTTGACAATTGATGAAAAAATTATTCTTAATGATCATATTAAAAAATATTTAGAATTTAAAAATTCTAGCAAAAATATTCAATCTATTAATAGGGATTATATTATTCCAGTTGTATTTAATATTAGAGTTCAATATGCTGGAACGGGTGTAGTTGGATCATTATCTGATAGAATTTATGATTCGGATCTTGAATATTTTATTTCTCAACTTAATAAAGGTTTTAATAATAATATTAATGGCGATGATGCTAATTTTACACAATATTCTACTTTTACTTTTAATAATAATCCAGCTAAAACTGATTATCCAAAACTACTTTCAAAAAAAAGTTCATTAAATGTTAAATTTGTTTTAAAAAGAATTAGACCAGAAAATGTACAAAGTAATCCTCCAAAAACCATAAATCAGGCAAAATTTGAATTTCCAAATAATGATAGTAATGATTTTTATAATAACAAAACATCTGTTTTAAATATTTGGCTTGTAAATTTAAGTGGCGGATTATTGGGTTTTGCCAATTTTCCAAATCAAGAAACTTATAATTTGGATGGAGTAGTAGTTCATTATAAAAGTATACATCCTAGATTTTTATACAATTCTTATAATTTAAATAAAACAGCAATTCATGAAGTTGGTCATTGGTTGGGGTTATTACATATATGGGGGGATGATGGAACTGCCTTAACTGGAAGTGATTATGTAAATGACACACCAAATCAAAAAGGAGAAAATTATGGAAATAATTTTAATCCAAATTTAACTTTTTCTGGCAATTCAAGTTTATTTGCAACAGGACCTGTAACACATTTTCCTGATGAAAATAATGTAATTAGAGATTATTTATGCATGTTTTTTAATTATATGGATTATGTAGAGGATGCTTCTATGTTTATGTTTACACAAGGACAAGTTGATCGTATGAAAGCATTTCTCGAACCATATAATAATACATATATTAGATATTTTTTTAAAGAACCTTTATGTTTAAATGAAAACTTTACTTTTTCTGTAGGACAGCCAATTAATAGTTTTATATATATTCAATCAGATGATATAAAAAAAATATATACTATTACACCTAATTTACCTTCGGGATTAGTTTTAAATTCAAATAACGGAAGTATTTCAGGTACACCTAATGTTACTAGTAATACACAATCCTATACACTTCGCGTAAGACTTGGTGGTACAACAAATATTGCTTCTAATATTGTTTATGAAAAAAATTTTACTATTACCGTCAATAACTCACAACCTGAACCACAACCCTCAATTACACTTACAGGATATGTTAATAATAGTAATAATATTTCTACAGAACTTACAGAGTTATTATATCTTCCTTATCCAATAACTTTAACTCAAAATGCGTCAACATATGAATATGCTCAATCAGTATTAATAACTACTGCCTATGTATTAAATTATAATTTAAATACAAATAATATTGAAATAATAGACGGTCAACTCGCTACTGTAATTTTTGCTCTCAATCAAATAAATAAAAGATACGAAGTAATATATGATCATTATAATCGTGATATATTAAACGGAATTATATATTTTAATACACCCTTATCTGAACCACAAGGTCTTCAATTACCATTTAGTGAAAACTTCATTAATCTCAATCCATTTCCACCAACTGGATGGATTAAAGCACCACCTGATTCTAGTTGGAATACAAAATCTGTTGATATTAATCACGGAAATGCAATGTTTTATGATAATTTCAATAATGATAGAACAAATAAATATGATTATATATATTTACCAAATTTGGATTTTACAAATAAAACTAATATAATATTAAGATTTGATGTTGCTTATGCAAGATACGATAATACTTATTCGGATGGTTTACTAATAGATATTAAAGATATTAATGATACTAATTGGACTATAATATATGATAAATCCGGATCAACTTTAGCAACTGCAGCAGATATAACTGCTCCATTTAATCCAACTAATAATCAATGGAGAACAGAAAATATAAATTTAAATTCATTTATAAACATGAATAAAGTTTTAATTAGATTTAGAAATGTTGGAGGTTATGGTAATAATTTATATATTGATAATATTTTTATTGGAGAGCCTCAACCAGAGCCCCAACCAGAGCCTCAACCAGAGCCTCAACCTGAACCCCAACCTGAGCCTCAACCAGAGCCTCAACCAGAGCCTCAACCAGAG